CCTTCCAGGATATTTTCGAAACTGACGCGTTCTTCTTTGCTGAATGAGTTAGCCATAATGGGCTCCAATGGTGAGTGAACATTAACATCCTGTTAACTCAACCGCTCGGAGCCCGGTTGGCCGCTCATTGCACTGCCATTTATTGGCTGGCGAGACCAATTTGACTATACCACAAAATACATTATGTCAACCAGCTTTTTGCCTCAATTGGTTCTTGTACCTTATTACTTTTGTCATGTCCCCGGTTTTTGCGGCCTCTTCTCGAAGGCGTTCGAGCGTTGCGTCGCTTCCTCCGGCAACTGACAAAACCCCAACAGGGGCGCGAGTTTCTGGCGCGGGAGGCTTTCGAGTGGTTACTTTCAAGTCTTTTGTCTCCATTTTAACGATGGCAGCGCAGAACTTTACGGGGTCAGTAATTGCAGCAAGTTCTTTTGCTTTCTTGGGGTTCTTGCCAATAGCATAAACAACCATTGCAGGGTTATCTGCTGCTGAAATAATAACCCCTTGCTGGATTACCGAAAAATTTTCTTGAACAATTGCTTCAGCCTCTTCGTAATCGTTAACCTTGAGCGATTCTTTCTTTTTTGCGTAAAAATCAAGTTTTTCATGCCAGCTTCGTTGCGTTTCTTCCGCTTGCCGTTCAGCTTCGCGTTTAATGTTTTCGTATTGTTCTTTTTGTTTGTACCACCCTTCTAAGGCCGCTTCGTAGCGTTCCGTATCGTAATCAAACTCGTCAAGCTTGGGTTTTTGTCCAGGTGCTTGAATTGCTGGAGTGGACTTTTGTTCTCGCAATTCATACTCGCGCACTTTCCTTTGCAACTCTCGATGCTGCTTGCGCAAATCCCGAACCCATTCCGGGGCTCGTTCTTCTTGAACAGGCTCATCGCCAATCGTGACCTCAATTTCTTGAGGAGTCTCAGCAGGCTCTTTGGACTCCACAACTTCAGTAGCACCGGCTACAGACTCTACAACTTCTTGCGGCTCTTGTTCAGAGACTTCAACCTGTTCTTGTGCTGCTTCGAGTTCTTCCACCTTTCCTCCTAAAATTGAGTGGTTTCTACAATACCGCTGGCTTTGGTGCTAACGGGGCGCCCAAAAGAGTCTTTCAGAACTTTTCTTGATTTTCCCTGAACGCCAACATTTGGCGCTTGAACACTGTTTGTAAACAATGAACTTCCAGTAATCCTTGGATTGAATTGCGTCCAACCTATCAAGTCTTTTTCGGTCGGCAATGCGCTTTGTTGGCGCCCAGCAAGTTCAATGTTGGGGTTTCTGCCAAGCATTTGGGTTTTTACTGCTTGCAGCGGATCGGGTCCAACGGCATTTACAAGAGAATTGTCAAACGAGTTCCAGTAATTCTGCATGGAATCAGGCAAAGTTGCTTCCATTGCGAACGCTTTCGGAAGCGGATAAGACTCTGGAGTCTCTGAAATCTCTATTTCTTGTAATTCAGGAAACGGCCCTGGTTGAATGTTGGGCTCGTCTGGAACAATCGTTACCCTTCGTTTGGCAGAAGGGGCCATAATGTTCAAATTTTCTAAAATTCTGTTTGCAATCATATTTATTAAAAGCTTGCGAAATTCATCTAGCCCGCTGCTGTCCATTGGGTTTGCAGTGCTGTCCATTGGGTTTGCAGCAGAAGCAGCTAATCCTTGTCTCAAGTCCATGATGGTCCCTCAGTGTAGTCTAAAAATAGAAAGAATTATCTGTTTTTCTAGCTCTTCTACAGCAGACATTGCATAGAATACATCTTCGTCATCTTTCAGAATTCGCTTAAGATCGTCAGCGGCCCGCTGGATATCTGCGCGTTTGTCTTCATCAAGCCTCTTTTTAAGCTTAACGGACTCAAGTCTCGACAACTCCTTTTTAAGCGCCTCAATCTGCTCTATCTCGCCGGAATAGTCTTCCAGCTTCTTTGCAATTTTTGTTGCTGGCTGCTGGCCAGCGCTTGCCATTGTATTGGCAATGCTTTTTACTGAAACCTCTTTGAGGCTTTGTTCCAGTATTTCGCGTTCTCTTGCCCATCCTCTCTTGGCAGATAGACCGCCGCCGCCAATCGCTGCGGGCTCTCCAGAAAACATCAGACTTGCATTGTTGCCTATGTACGAGAAAACCCCTCCATCGGCCAACAAGACAAACGCATTCAGAGGCGTGTAGACTAGTTCTGCATTGTTTCCGCTGTAGGAATACGCCCCGCCATCTGCTTGCAGGGTGAATGCGCCAGACGGCGTGTATGTTAATGCGGCATTGTTGCCGACATATGTGAATGTCCCTCCATCCGCGCCGACTAGGCGGCTGAACAGCACATTTGCTTCGTTGCCGCTGTAGGAGTATGTCGCTCCTTCGGCTACAAGCGTATATGCGCCAGCGGGCGTATAGACCAGAGCTGCATCGTTGCCAGAATAGGCAAATGCCCCTCCGTCAGCGCCCAGAATTCGCGCATACAACAGGTTGGCGTCGTTTCCGCTGTAGGAATACGAACCGCCGTCAGCAAGCAAAACATAACTGCCGCTGCTGTTATTTTGAAGCAGCGTAAGAAACATGGTTTAGCTCGGCTGGATGTTGCGGAGCTTATCCAAAGTGGTTTGAACTTCGGTAATTTCTGTGTCGGCTCGCGTCACTGAATCTACATCTCCAGCCAATTCAGCCGCGCTTCTTGCAGCATAAAGCGCCGCCAGCCTGCGTTCTGCCATGATAATGAGTTTTTCTACTTTCATTGATAACTCCTTATGCAAAGAAGGCCATGCCAGTTACGTCGCCCGCCGTGACCGCAGTGTTATTGGTCAGGCCCTGACCACCTGTCACCATGATGGTGATGCCCGTTGAAAAAGCCGCGCCGCCCTCAAGCGACCACTCCAGCGTCTGTCCAGCGCCCAATCCAATCTCTGCTGTTGCGGAGGTGGTCCCAGGAGTCACCGACGCGCCCGCTAGGTTGAAAATCTTAATCCAGCGCGCGGACGTAGCCGTGTTCGTCACCGCTAGGCTTAGAAGCCTTCCGGCGCCGGTCTTTAGCTGCTGCGCGGCTGGCGTGGCGGGACAGTTGACGTTTGCCAGTGTCGATGCGCCTGTAGCATTGGCGCGGTACTGAACGCCGAAATCGCCGGCGAGGTTTGTACCTGCCGCAAGGGTCGGCGTATTGGTTGCCAGCGAGACAGGCTGTGTTGCTTGGAAGAACGTCCCGCTCACCGGCAAAGGCGCCGCGGAACCAATCGGGCGAATCCCGGCAATGTAGGTCGGCACGTTCGCACAGTCTTCAACCGCGAGAAATCCAATCGTCCATGTGGTCGTGCTCGCCGGAGCGGTCGTGCCGTTCCACGCCCACAAGTAGACGTAAAGCTCAACGTCATCGTCGGGCAGGTTCTCGATCCGGCTGGCGCGGGTCGTGACGGTCGGAGTTGTGCCGGACGCAACAAGCGTGTCTGACCAGTTGATATTGCGACCGTCGGCATAGGTGTTCATCACATGACCGGGGGAGGCCGTCGTGTTGATGGTCGCCGACGTCACGCCGCTGTTCCAGCCACGACGCTGCGCGTCAATGTTGGTTGCCGTCGCCGTGGTGCCGGTGTACTGCGTCCAAACGTAGTTCAATCCGAACAGGTCGACTGTGCAAGAACCAGAAGCAGGCCAGCTTGCTACGGTAAAGTTGATCGTGTTGGCGTCAGGAATTGAAGCGATAGCATAGCGGCCAGGAACGCCGTTAGCGCCGTTAATGGCGCCAACCATCATGAACTGGCCGACATTGGCGCCAGTGAAACCGTGGGCAGTCTTAGTGACGCTAATTGAAGTAGCGCTGTTGATGGTGCAGGACAGGCCCTCGCCGACCATATCCGCCATCATCACGGCGAAGTTGTTGTTGGCGATCCGCTGAGAGAGGATGGTCTTGTGACGTGCGGTGAATGCCCCTCGGAAAGAGGTCAGGCTGCGCGCAAGAAACTCGCTGTTCGTTGTGGTGCCGGTCGTGACAAGCAGGTTGCTTGAGCCCTGGGTGACGCCCATGCCGGTTCCAAGTCGGCGCTGGGTAAGCTCGGGAGCCAGCAAGCTCGATCCGACGTCCGAAAAGCCCGCCGTCCAGATGTTGGCCGGGGCCTGACGGACAACCGCGCCCCGATCCTCAAACATCGGGTTTTTCGTGATCACGTCCGGCTGAAGCGCCGCCGTCGCCGCGCCCGTCGGCAGGGGAAGTGTCGCTGCACTGACGGGCATGGGATTAGACGACGAAACGTCCGTCGCCGACCCGTCCGCGCCGACGCCGATTTTGACGCGTTGGTGCAGGACGCCGCCGATGTCGTCAGCGGCGACCGTTGCGCCCGTGCCGGGTGTGTAGCCTACGTTATCAGCCATAACGGTCCAGCCTCCTTACGACAGCGTTATTGCAGCGCCCGTAAAGTCCACGGTAAACGTCTCGCCGTTCGCCATCGTGATAGACGAGCCGTAGTCCCACCAGCCGACCAGCGGGTCGCCCGCCAGCGTGTCGTCAAACAGCACGACGTAACGGAACGGCCCGACGCTACCTGAAGCCGTCATCACGAGGTCTTGCAGAACCAGCGTGTAGGTGCCGCTTGTCTGCGATGAACTTGTGGTGGTTACGTTCCGGGACGACAAGTTCGTGTAAGAAATCTGCGTTATGTCAGCAATTACGCTGTTAGTCGCAACCGGCGCGGTATTGGTCAGCGCAATGGCAAACTGGTCGGAGCCAAGATTGGTCCCTTCAACCATTGTTTCAGCCCATGCGTTGAACTTGTTAAATGTTGCCATGATTACTCCATTTCAATCTTAACGATTTGACCTTTTTCACGAACAACCCGCTTGGGTCTTGCCAACGCTTCTAAGGCTTTGTCAAGATTTTCTTTGTTTAATTCTATCAGAGAGGACATAGTATTCCCGCTTTCATTTACGGCTGAAGCTATGGAAACCATGTTTTGCTCTAGCGCTTGCACGGCAGATTGCATGCTTTGCAATGCTTGCGACAACATAATTAATGATTCTTGATTTTCTCTCTCATTGTTTTGTTGCTCGTTTTGTTGCTGGCTTTGTTGCTCAAGTTGTTTGCGCTTGATGGCGTTTTCGATGGAAATGGCTTCAAGCTGAAGCCTTTCTTTCTCAATTTGAAATGGGTTTTGGACAGGCGGTTGTTCAACAAACGGCATTTGTTGAACGACTTCTTTCTCCGGCCTAGGCTGCGTAATTTCGTTGCTAACCATTGCCAAGGTCTCGACGGTCTTGGTCTTGGAAAGCTCAGCCTCTGCTCTTGCTTTTTCAGCATCTGCCAATGCTTTTGCGGCCTTTGCCTTTTCGTTTTCAGCAGCGGCTTCAAGGTAAATCTGATTTGGGTCGGGCGGCAACTCTTGTTGCGACATCATTTCCTTTTCTTCGTCCGTAGGCTTGAGGACTCCCATGGCCACTAACTGCGTCCTGTAATAATCCCGAAACTCAGAAAGTCCTTCGCCCTCCATGTTCATCATCGCAGCAGCTTGCAGAATCTTTGCGGTCTCAGGGTCTTGAGACAACGCCATCATCTGAGTAAGCGCGCGCACTGTAGCAGCGCGTTTACTACTACTAGAAGGGCCCACTTCAACAGCAACGTCATACTCAGCTTCAGATAGATCATTCTTATAGTCCAGCTCACCGTCTTCTCCTACGATGGGAACCATTAGTTCTATGCTGTTAACTTCTCCTTGTGTTCCTAGGCCCTTCATTTTCCGGCCTTCTTCTACATATACTACTTTTGCCATCGACAACCAAATTTCACCGCAACGCTTAATTCCTTTAGCAAAGTTAGACATATAAATAAAAGTCTGCATGTCCAGACGGTTTTGCACCATCTCAACCGCTTTGCCGCTTACATTAGCAACAACTTTGTCTCCTTGTTCCTGGTTGCCCAAAACGTCCTTAATATCCGCTTCAGTAATCTGCAACAGCGCAGCCAGAGCAGGCGGAATATCAGGAGGTTCTACATACCCTACCGGGCCAGCAGGTTGAGTGCTCCCGTCAGGCCCTGTAACTGGGTTGATAACCTGGAAAGGGAAGTTTTCAATGTTGTCTTGTCGCCATCTTTCTTGATGGCCGTCAATCTGCTCCGCCAAGAAAATAGGCTTCTTGATGGGTGAAAGCGCGCTGATCTCGGCAAGCTTTGAACGCTGCATGTTTGCCAGTCGCTGCGCGTCTTTAGCAAGCCTAACATGACCAGAAAACCGCTCAATGTTGTCAATAAACCATCGCTTTCCATACACCGGCACGATAGGAATATGCTTGCCAGCAATGTATCCGCAGTCTTCTAGAACACGAGACCCAGACATAATGTATTTGTGAACCTTGCGGCGCTTAACAGATTTTGTCTTGACTAGAACACTGCCAATCGCAGCCAGTTCTTCTTTAGCTTCGTCTGTAAGCTCGTCTTCGCTATATTTGTCTTCTTCTCCATGAAGAGACTTGTAGATGTAAACTTTTTCTTTTACTTCTTCTACGCGATAGTACTCGGCTATATAAACAACATCCGGGGTGCACCAGTCAAACTGCAATTGATAAATGCTTTTATCCCACGACGAGGGATCGTCGCCATATTGCTCTTTGTAGGCTTCAGTGGTCATGCTGGTTAGTACCCAGCACCGGGTAGCGTCGCTTTTGTCTTGCCTCTTTGCTTGCAAGTCAAAAAAGACACTAGAGTCAGCGTCAAAGATGGGCTCTATACGGATACGCTGCTTATCGTCTTCATCGTCTTCTTCGTCCTCATAGCAGGCACGAAGACGCCATGCCCCCATGCCACCACCTACCATCTCTGTAAAGGCGTTGTCGTATGCTTCTTCCGCGCAAGAGTCCTGCTCATCAGCACGGTAGAGCCCGTCACAAGTGTCTGCTAGTTCGTCGTATTCGTCGCCCTCTTTCGAGACAAAATCAACCGTAATGCGGTTAGACCTGTACTCACTTTCAATGCGTTGAATCGCTAGGGCGATCTTGTTTACTTCAAGCCGTGGCTTATTCTCGAATTGTTGGCCTAGTGGGCCCTCCCACTGCGCGCCAGCAATAGAATAGAAACGCCTGTCTTCGAGACACTGTAGACGCTCAGCCCTTACCGCATCTTGCACCGTGTCAAACTCTTGCACCGCTTCGCTGTGAATCTTTATTAAATACATATCATCTCCGCGCCGCCATCGCCGACCAATAATTGGCAGAAGGCATGACCACTACATTTCCCGTGCGTCGAGGGGTTACCCGCCTTAGACCCTCGCACGAGTACCGTAGGGCGTCTATGGTGTGATTATCTTTATCCTCAAGGATGGGTAGTACCGCCCCAGTGCCCGCATCCGTCTTATAGCGGTACAAGGACAATTCGTCGATTACATGTTTACACCGTGGATGCACCACGATATCGCACGACTTCAGCCATTCGATCCCCTCCTCCACCGACTTAGGCCCTTTAACGGCAGGCATTATCTTCGGGTATCCGTGGCTCCGCATATGGCTAATCGTCTCGGGTCTAGCAGAGTCGGCAATGATCGGCCATCTTGTAGACTCCGGCACCGTACCGAATAGGTCAGGGGTGTCTACGATCTCGCACCCCACCATGTAAGCCTCATAGTCTACATACAACGTGCGGCCTACTTGATACGACCGCACGAGTACCGTCGGGTCGGTAGCGAAACCCCAATCAGCGCCGAATCTGAACAGCACGTCAGAAGGGGCGTCGAACTCCTCGACACGCCAATTGCGGAATACCCTGGCCTCAGTGTTCTGTAAGTACCCTCCGCACCATACGTGGCCATACCGGTCAGGGTCTCGCCCACGGTCGTATTCCATTTCCTGCCTGAGCACGTCCGGGAACCAGGGGTTATCCTGATAGTTCACCTCCACCACGATAGAGCCAGGAGGGGGAGACTTGCGTAGGAAGGCGTCGACAGGATCGTCTTCGCTGGCAGGGTTCCAGCTAAACCACAGCTCACTTCCATCTTCGCGGATCGTTGGGCGCAGCAAGTCTAGGCTACGCTGGCTAAGGGACTGGGCTTCCTCAACCCATGCCCGGCTATAGCCTTCTAGAGACTTTATAGAGTCGCTGGTGTGGTTTTGCATGCCCTGGAACAAGATAATGCCGCCCTCGCCCCCGGCGGGCCCGTGGCTCTTGATAAGGGCATCCTGTGCGGTGAAGTACGCACCCGCGTTAAGCTTTGCTATCTGGTCTTCAAGGAGCCTCTTTACTGACTGTGACAGGCTCTTTTGCACCTCACGCACACATACCGACCTGGTGCCATGGTCCAGCAAGTGCGACTCGAGCATGAGACTGGCGAAGAAGTGTGACTTGCCGGAACCTCGCCCTCCATGCGCGCCCTTGTACCGCGCAGGCCGCAGCAGCGGAGCAAGCTTGGCGGGAGTCTCAATCTGCAGGACTGTCATTAACAATCCGTCGTTCGATCACGGCCAACACGGCACCACCTTCCGGTCCGCTGATCGACTGGTGAGCTTTGCCGTCAAGTCTGTCGGCTAGTTCACGGATCGCCCAGCCTTCGCCCTCAGCGGCCTTCTCTAGCAGCCGGTCAGCAGCAGCGCGAAGCTTCTTCGAATCGCCCTGTGCAATCGCACGGTTAAGCGCATCTAAAAACGGCTTATTTACTGGCCTTCCTGTCGGATTCCCGCTTTGTCCGGTTTTCCAGGTCATAGTATCAAGTCCAACTCATTGATCTTCTTTACTGCTGTCGGGATTTCGGCGTCGGTTTTCTGACACTTGACGCCTTTTCGTCACTCTATCATTCCTCTACCTGTTTTCCAAGTCTATGGCTTTTCTGGCACTGTTTTTGCCCTTTCTTTTTCTTGTGTCATTTTACGTCACATTGTGCCTGCATTTATTGTCACCTTGTCCTTCCTTGTCTTGTCTGTCTAGCTTTTGGCGTCTGCCTCTTCCTGTCTTTCTGCCCTTCCTTTTTCCTTTCTTTCTTTTTTCACTGCAAAAACAAGCCTTTGCATAATCCTAGGCTATGCTGGCACAGCATCTGCATAACTAATGGCATCAACAACGCAACACACTAGGAGCAGACACCATGTACCAAGTAACCGCTATGTACGACGACGTAGAAGTCGGCTACGGCGAGAGCGACATCTACGAAGACGCGGCCCGTGAGTGCGCGGACTCAGTGTCGTCGATCTACCCAGAGGCCGACGTCGTGATGGTTTGCGCAAAGGGCGTCCTCGAAGTCAGGACCCCGCTGGATGTTTGGAGGATGTTCGATTGAGAGCGGCCAAGCAATCCCGCAAAGCGGCCGCCCTCGGGATCATCTAGCAGTATCGACGAAGGAGCAGCAGACATGACTGACACCCTGAGCATCACCCTCCCCGACCTGGACGCGCTGCGCGGCCTAAACCCGTAAATAACTGGCACACTTTCTGCATCTATACCAGCATTCACAGGGGCAAGACCATGAACGAAAAGCAAGCAGCATATCTAGCTGGCGACGAGATCATCCGGCAGGCTTTGGAGATTCTCAAGGAGCGTCACGCCACTGGAAACGTGCTCGGCGACCCGGCGCAGGTAAAGGCGCACCTCCGGCTTGAGCTTGGCGCGCTAGAGCATGAAACCTTCGGCGCTATCTGGCTAACGAATCAAAACGCTATCATACGGATAGAAGAGATGTTTCGCGGCACCATCGGACAAGCAAGCATCTACCCGCGCGAGGTCGTAAAGTCTGCGCTTTCGTGCAACGCGGCGGCCTGCATCCTTTACCACAACCACCCGTCAGGTCTTGCGGAGCCTTCCGAGGCCGACAAACACCTGACAAGATCGCTTATCGATGCGCTGAAACTCGTTGACGTGCGAATTCTGGATCATTTTGTGGCAGCGTCTGGCGATTGCGTATCTTTTGCCGAGCGTGGATTGATTTAACCCGGCATCAATCAACCTGGAGAACTAACATGTTTCACGAAACCGAAGGACAAATGAAACTCAAACGGGCTAAAGAATACCTAGAGTATGCACGCCAAAAAGCCACAGAAGCTCGTTTAGCGTTGGCTATCGCAGAAGCAGATGCCAAGCGCGCAAAGGAAAAATATGAGGAAGCCTTTGCACAAGAAGAACGGCGCGAAGTCGCGCGCCGCAGGGCGGATTACAACCACTGCACAAAGTAAACCGCTTTTAGCGCAACCTCGCATCGGGTTTTCAGACTACGACGCATTCCGCTGCGGCTTCATCGCCCGCGACACATGGACCGGAACCTTGATGCCCCGGATTACATGCCGCAAGGATCAATGGTTGCCGGTATCGACACTGGCAAGCCTGGCGGACGGGCGTCAATCGCGCACAGGGATTACGCTACCGGATATCGGCCGCTGGGTGCCTGCCATGACGGATCAAAGCAAGTTTAATCAACCAAATAACAGCAAATAGGAAAACGCCATGCAAACAAAAATCATCATCGGGGCGAAAAGTGCTTACGCTTGCATTCAATCGTTTCACATAAATCTGGACGTTCCCCTTTCCCCAGGCCGACCTGCTTCCGAATCTTTGCGCGAAACTGCGAGCGAATGGCGCGAAAAAGCCGTACGCCTTCAGCAGCGAGCATTGCTGCTAGAGGAAGCCGCGGCGCAGCTTGATAAAGACCAAGAGAAGAAACCAGCCTTTATTCCCTTGTAATCACAATGGATGCAATCATGAACCCATACGCCGAAAACGGTTTTAACTCCCGCCTTGAGTACCTTGATGCCCTGGCCGACGAATACGACCGTGACAAGGTTTTCGCCCTTGCGTCGATCCTCGGGCCATCCGAAGACTTCGACGGGCTAATCGTGGCCCTTGAGGATGACGCAGACGGATTCTAACTTGGCACCGATTTTGCATCTATACCAGCATTCACAGGGGATAAAAATGGGTTCTGAATTAATCCAGATTGGCGCATCTGTTGTTGCATGTTTTTTTCTTGCCGCAGTCTTGATGGCTAAACAATGACCACGCTAGAGGTTGTATGGGTTCTAGGTCTCTGCTGCGGGATTGTTTACGTTTTGTCACTAATCAAATGAGGGGTTAGGATGAAAGAGTCTCAACGAAAGGCCATGGCAGCATATGCCGCGCGGCTGCGGGCTAGGGGCTGGTCGAAAGTAACGGTATGGCTATCCCCTGCCGACAAGGCGAAACTTCAAAAGCTGGCAAACGAAAACGGAGGGGTTACTAACGCTATAAAATCCCTGCTTTAATTGGGCAAAAAAAATCCCCTGGCGCAATGCTAGGGGATAACCCCGCTTTTCAGCGGGCCAGGGGAGAGAAACGCCACTATCCTAGCCCCGCCTCAATCTGACGTCAAGCTAACTTTAATTGCGCTAAACCTGTTCGCTCCCACGAGCGCAGCAAAGATAGCAGTTTAGTGGCCCGCTCGGACAATTCCCCTTCGTTCGCCAGGAATGCCCCTAGCGCGGCTTCTGCGGTCTTTTCCGCGATCAACCCGCCTTGGTCTAGGGTTTGATTCTTCAACCGCGCCAGCAGCCTATTAAGCGCTCTAGAATCGTTGCAGTATTTCACGAGCAGCACATAGCTTGCTACTTCCGGGCGCACATACTCCAGCGCCCTGGCGGTATCCTGCTGGCTCAAAGCCGGTTTATTTGTCCGAATACCATTTATATGCTTTGTCAGTCCTGACACATCGCCCAACTTAAACCTATTCTTCATATTTAACGCACCTCCTCCCGAGTTGTTTTCCGATAGCGCAAAATGCTATGGTCTGTTTTCTCAATCCTTCGCCAAAAGTCATCTGCGCAGAATGCTTGCAGCCCGCACAGGTTCTCGCCTGCCAGTTAGCTACAACGGTTTCAGGGTTTCGATATGCCCACGATGGTAGAGTCATGACAGGTCAACCCTACGTTTTAGCTTCCATCGATTCTTTTCTTTTCCCCAGCCGTGGACCTCCACGCGCCAGTTAGCCTCCCGCACGATTGATATGTTTTCACTGTCGGTGATTTTATTTATTCTCTCCGCAACGTGCGAATAACTCGTACATTGAACCGCCAAAGTTTCCCCTTTCTTAATTGCGACAATGTCAATAAACCCGAATAAATCCTTTCGTATATTCGCGCCAGGAATCCATTTTTCTACCACCTGAACCAAATACCCTTCTTCCCGCAAAAGTTTTAAACTTAATTCAGTTGGGGACATTTTTAATTGATTCAATTTTATTGAGAAAGTATTCACTGATTAAACGCAATTCAATACGACTAAACATTTCATGCCCACGACCTAGCACGGTAAAATGGTTTTTTAATTCTTCAATCAATTTATTTAGTTCTTCATTCACGTCAATTCCTTTATGGTCAAGGCCAATAAATCTAATTCCGTTAATTTATATGTCCTTTCAAACTTTTTAACTCCCATTCCATGAATGCCGTTAGCGCCGCGATGATGTTCGGGGCATAGCGGAATGGTCAGAAAATCACTAGCCCGCATTGCAGCGCCCTGACCCTCTCGAATGTGGTGAACCTCTGCCGGAGTATCGCCCCACCCCAGTTCCCGGCATAGGATGCACCCAAGACCAGCAACGCGCCCCATATGCTCACTAGCACGACTCACAAGCGTTCCGGCACGTATCGGACCACCCTCGTATCCGCAAAGCTTTGCAACGCCTTGGCGGCCGTCCTGGCGGCCTCTCGGGTATCGTAAGCTTCGCGCTGCGGGTACCACTGATCTTCAGACCGCACTTCAACGACCCATAAGCTTTGCATCAATCCTCCGAAAATGCCTTGATTATCGATTTTGTCTGCGCATCCAGACCATGCCATATTTCTCTCGCTGCTTTTTTCGGCGCCCCCTCTATCTTCGACCACATCAAAAACGTAGGGATTGCGCTCGCTCCATTCCGTATAGCTTGGAAATACCGGATATGCTCTTTTATTAACTCTGATTCGTTCATGGATATCGATTAAATATAATGCGAATGGCGAAAGGGCAATAACGATTAGGCTTATTGCAAGGTAGTCAGTCATATCTTTTTCCACCCTGCGACTCTGGAAATAGCCTTCGCTTTCTGAGCAAGCGAGCGAGCCAGCGGGTCGCCGGAAAAATACTTTCGGCGCTGCTCAGGGCTTCTAACCCTGTAAATGCGCTCGAACGTATCGAATGCATAACCGCACTGACAAACATACGTCCGTTCTCGTCCATCCTCCACGGCTTTTGACATTCGAGTAACGCATTTTTGGCGACACTGCGGGCACTCCATCATGGGAATACCGCAATAAGGAAAAGAGTAAAAACAACAACGGCGATGTAAAAGGCTTTATTCATTCCACGGGTCTTTCTTCTGCTGAAGAATCTCTCTCGCCCAATCCAGAGAGATCGAAGGCAGTTTTTCTCCACGCTCGTGCCGGGCTAGGATTCGTTCCGCCCACGCCGTCGAAGGTTCAGCAAATGACGCACGCTTGACGGCTCGCAATTCTTGGTCTCGTGCGTTCATGCCGCGCGTATCCTGTCTGCAATGCGCTTACGGTAGGTCGCCATATCTTCGCCAGGGCGGGCATCCATGCCAAGCTCGCGGCCTTTTTGCATGGTCTCTGCCTCGCTGGTCCACCATGCCGAAGTTTTGACAGGCGCTGTCGATTCCAAGACATCCTCCCACCTGCCTTGATTGATCCACGTGGCCGGGTGCGGAATGTACTGCATCTCTGTTGACTCCCACGCCTTACAATGCGCTGGAAGCGCGGCAATAGCAGCCGCCTGTTCGTTTTTCGACAGGCGGGCGAAGGCTTTTTCTGCTACCCGCTTTGCTACTTTGCGAGGGTAAACTGACCAAAATTCGGCAAACATTATTTTTCCTCTCCGCCATCAAATTCCGTCAAGGGAATAACCCTGCGCAAACCGTTGCTATCTTGTTCAATCGAGCCTTCATTGCCGTAGCAATCAAACATAGTTTTCCCGTCAACAAAGCCAGGAGAGTCCGCCCACACAAGTTCGGAAGCGTAATGAGGCATGTAGAACTGGCTATGATGAAAAATTGCATATGCGATTGGTTTTTTCATGCTTCCCACGACTCCCAATACTC